CGTTCCGTGAATAGTGTATTTTTCAACTTTAGAGTCGGACTCCTCTTCCTCCTTCTTCTCTTCCTCTTCCTCGTCTATGGGTATCTTTACTTTCGGTACATTTTCAAGTTTATCAGTTGAACAGGATATCTCAAACTTCAAAACGTGATCTTGATTCCTGAAATCATACGGAATGAGTCGACCATGGCTCATGTAAAAAAACTGAATTCGTAAATCATTTATGGATTTAAGGGTTCCAGAATGAAACTCGTGTGTGACCTTATCATCGTTTCCGTTAACGTTAACAAATGATTTACCACCGGGTAGGAGAATGTGACCCGTATAATAAGGTGTTTGACCAGATGTAGGAAGAGTTTGATTTAACTCTTCCGACCCAGAAGAAATGCGAATCACCAGTGAATTGGGTCCATCTAAGTTCGGTGCACCAAAATCACCGCCCGCCACACTTACATCCTTGGCGGACATTCCAAAAATTTGATGTGGTGTCGTGCGCGTTGCCATTGAATCATCGTATCCAGCTTCTCCGGTTTTAAACAAAAACTCAAGATTTTGTAGAGGTTGATTAGCATTCGTGTCCATTATGGGTGCAGCCAACTGAAACATATTCCTGGTGGCATTATAAGTCATACCAAAAGTATAATTCCCAACCTGCTGAAGTGCCGCCGCAAGATCACCCGTTGTATAGTTTCCTGTAGGTATTGTTAGACCATGTGTTGTCTGGGTTCCATTTTGATGAGTAGCTCTATATTGAAAACTTTGATTGCTGCTACATATCAGTAATTGTGATGTAGGAATACGCGCACTTGTCAGTTTAATTTGTGAAATGTCATAAATTGGACTTTCAAGAGCGATGACGTAGTCATTTGGATTTTCATATTTTACGGGATCGCGTTGACTACTGTCAATTGTCAGGTTATGTACCTTCATTAAAATATGCGTATAATATTTTAATGAGTGTATTACTCTAAAATAAATTGAATTTAGCACAAGTGGTGTGCGTATGGGTTGTTCATGAGCTGTCTCTTGGCGACGCCGAGACCCGCCTGAGATGCATGTGGGTTTTGCTGACCCTTGTACGCATTGAGATCGTGGTACGAACTGTTCGAGTATTGTTGCATCCAACCACCGGACAATGGATTCACGCGACCGTCGACACGAGTCGTATCGGAACGAGCCGACGTAAGCATACCACCTTGATTGAGTGGACCCGCTCTGACGTTCATGCGACCTGGATTGGCCGAACGGTTCGCCTTACCGCGTCGCTCATCTGGGCGGAAACCATAACGGGTGAGTTCTTCGGGCGTGTACGACCTGCTTCCACCGATGGCGACCTCTGGCGACTCAAGATAACCGTGAGCATAACTGCTAACACCTGGTTGTGGCTGATTCGCGTACTGATATTGTTCCATGTTACCATCCTTCTTGTTACGAGTTGGATCTTGGGAGATGGTTTGCGCAGAGATGAATCTCTTCGCTGGGGCATTGCTAAGGGTATCGGTTCGTAGACCGGTTTGTGCTCGGTTGGTGGTTCGCTTAGTGCGTTCGTGGCTTCCACGTGGAGTGCGACCCGAGAATCCTTGTGATTTTCCGAGCGCCATTGGAAGACGGTCGGGCAAAAATGTAGTCGTTTCTGGTCGGTTATTACCTATGGCACCCGCGATACCACGTCGACCACCAGAAACATCGGCGGCGGGGCCAGTTCTGCCGGGCAAGGTAGTGAGCCTGTAAGCACCGACATTTTCTGGGTTCACACGCAAAAGTTGCTGGTAACCACCGTAACTTTCAACCGATGGGTCCACGCCCAAACCTGGACCAACGAGTCTCTTCTCCACTGGCGAGACGTTGTTCATTCGGTTGTAGTCATTCATTCGGTTTCGCATATTCAAAACCTCTTGTCCACTCGATCTCAATTGTGGTGCGACAATTCCCAAATTATCGACGGATGTCTTTACTGGCTTCAAATTTTCAATTGGGCGTTCTTTTACTGGCTCTATCTTATACGTTGGTTCGATCGTAGGAGTGCGAGCGGGAGCACCCTGTTCTGGTGTAAGAGTATAGGTTTCCTTGGGTTGACTCAACTTTCGACCCACATACACAAGACCTGCGATAGCTGCTACAGATATTGGATCAGCCATTCTTATTTCTTATTGATATTTTTATTTACGTATCTTTGGTTAAACATTCCATTTTGTATTTCGGATCGAGTACTCATTGGTTCGTAACTGATAGTACGAAGAGGCAACTTGCATTCCATGTTTTGCAATGGGAACAAATTTTGTTCGTACGTCTTCGCGAGAACTCTGTTAAATCTCGTTGTAGATTGGGGTCTGAGTTGATCGCTCGTTTCGATGAATTCCGCTGGAGCACCCTTTCCAGCCATGAATGGCGCCGTACCATACAACATGGTGTTTGGGCGACTCGAGCCATTATTCAACGTACTGGGCTGAGGGTACACAAACACTTCGTCCGTCGCGCAGTTCACTGGAACAGCTGGGTTCTCGACTATACTAAGACCTGGCTGCAACTGGTAAGCCATTTATTATTACATAAGATTTATTTATTTAGGCATGAGTAAAACCATGCATACCACTACGCTTGTCGCCACTTGGGTCAAGACCCGCAAAAGCATCGAGTTGAACTCCTCTCGCATTTGGGTTACACATGGTTCCATCCGACTTGCACATTGGGGCACCCTTCTTACCATACAATAATTCGGCAAATGCAGTTTGGTCACCTGGAACAGTGGTTACTGGACCGGAAACAAATTGACGGGAAAATGCATTTTGTTGGTATTTTGGAAGGGTCGCCCGAGAACGAGATTGACCATATTGAATGCTACCGGTGATAAAAGAGTCAACGTCCGCTTTCACGGTTTCTTGGCTACACGCTCGATACCTATTTGGTTCATCTCCCATGAGAACATTCGCCATTGGGTTATCACGGGTTGGCAACTGACACGAATTATTGACACCTTCGTAAAACTCGGTTCCACCGGTGGGACATTCCTTCACCATACCAGCCTTATCCATAACATAAAGAACACCCAACGCAGTTCCGGCCAATATAAAGATTCGCACGTCGCGCTTTATCAAGTAATGAATACACGCGGCGTAGATTATGAATCTCGAACCAGCATTCACGCGTTCCGCTGGGGATTGGGCACTCGATGGCCAAAATTCAAGTATCTTTTTATCATCAACGAGATGTTTAGGATCTCTAAACCAAGAGCTCATTTAATATATATCAGTTTTATTTTTTCAAGATACCCCCGAGCATCCCCTGCATGGTCTTCATAAGGGCGGCCTCGTCGATGCCACCGTCTTGACCTTCGAGCTTATCGGCGCATTCCTTCGCCACCTTTTCAATCATAGAAAGAGTGTCTTCTGGAATAGAACTGATGGTAGTCCCGAGCATGTACAACGTCTGAACGTATTGCCACACGGCATCCTTGGTCTGTTGAGACACAGACGCCCACTTCTCTTCGAGCTTCACATCCTTCAAGAAATCAAGATTCTTCGATTCGTTGAGAAAGAACGTGTCATCCTTCGCGGAAATCTTTTCGGCGAACGGCGTAACACTGGCCATGAACCCGTCGATCACGAGCCTTGGGTTGGACGTCCGCATAATTTCGAAGCCCGACATACACTTCTTGATACCCTTTTCTTCTGGAAACGTCTTGTGAAGTTCCGCAAGAAATTGGCCCATCATATCATTGAACGCAGTTACAGAACTCATGTTTACTGTAATCATTACTTACCTACTCTTTAAGCGAATGGTTCTGTTGATATGGTTTCCTTACCTCCTATACCATTTGATACTATGAAAAAAACGAGAATCGCATTTAAAAAAGCTGGTTTTGAATAGGCGCTCGCTGGGAGCTTTCCTTCGTTATTGAGCTTTGACTTGAGATGGATGTATCCAGCCGTGATTATACCCGCCACGATGGCGGCCCACGCTGGATCTCTTAAATAGTCTTCGAACTCCATTTAATTATAACCAACTTTTTTTGCACGGGTTTCTGATGCGTCTGGGAACAACACGTCATCATCTTCTTCCTCTTCTGGTGGTTGCCCGGTAGTGGAAATTGTCTTGAATTCATTATCGAATGGAGAGCTCTCTGTCTCCATTTGCTGTGGTTCGCCCATGGGTGGTCCAGCTTCGGCCATGGGTTCAGCTTCACCTTCGGCCATGGGTTCGGCTTCACCTTCGGCCATGGGTTCGGGTGGACCCATTTCTGGTTCCGCTGTGGGTTCTGGCTCTTGGTATTCGTCGACGAATTCTGGGTCTTCGGCGTCTTCCGCTTCGCCACCGACGTGTATGTCTTCAGATTCATTATTCATGTACGTTTGAAGTATTTGTTGAACTGGGATGAGTTCACGAACCGATGCTTCGATCACCACACTGAATCGCTGGAACAACTTTTCATCACGTGCGTGTTCATTTTGACTCTCGGTAAAGATGTATGGATCTTTGTAAATATCCTTGGCGATGTTATTGTAACACGTTTGAATGAAGGTTTCATTTGTGGGCAATTTAAGAGAAATCTTCTTGTTATCTTTACCGAGACGCACAGACGAAAGAATCTTTACGCAACTCACGAATACGGCGGCGAGAAGATCGTTAAACCAAGCACACCTGTTCGCGATGTTATCGGTGTGTTGCTTAGACATGCCCTCGTTCCAGTTGGGAACTTCTTTGAGAAGTTTTTGGAACATGATGAGAACTTTACGCCCCTTGGACATGGTGTACGCTTCTTCGAAAATTTTATCAAATGTCTCGATCATAACTGGACACATCAAATGGGACAATTGTCCCAAATATTCCCGCTTGGCTTCTACGAGCACATTGAGGTTATCCATTTATGATAGAGTGAAATTTTTTTACGTGCCTTTTCCCGCATTTCCCCTGTACTTATTCGCTACTTTCTTTAGGTTTACGAAAGATGGAAAATCTCCAAACTCTTCTGTGAGTATCTCTTCCTTGGGTTGTGGTGTTGATTTTTTCTTTGTTGTAGTCCATGATATGTATAATTCATGTTCACCCACGATACGCGTGATAAATCCACCTAGATCGAGTTGTCGTTTTATATAATGAAGAGCCTTAATTCTATCAAACGCTGGAAAACCAACTACAAACGATGGTATGGATACAAGTAGGAATTTGTTTCCGAATTCAGCACTTTGTCTAACTTTTTTTGATATCTGTTCGTATATTTTGACGTAAGTTTCCTTACGCAATTTATTACGTTTTTCAGCTATCTTTGATATCTCATTGACACTGATCATTAAATTACTCTAACGAAATATTTTCGGCGATTTTAGGGCGACCGTACATCTCGTCGGGAGTTCGTATTTTCTTTTCCACGAGTGGTGTGTTCTTGATGAAATTAATGTGATTCTCTCTGATTTTATCAAAGTCTTCAAATTCCCGGATTTCCTTATCAGTGGTAAATATGGTGTCAGACGCGGGTTTTTGTGTGTCGAGTGGCTGTGTTCTGAGAGACACGACAACCACGAGTGGCTTCGAATCGCTCACCTCTTTCATGTATTTCGCGATGATGACTTTAGTCACGTCAATCTCACC